GGTAAAAGCTCGGTACAAGGTGTGGCCCAGCGCCTACGCTTCGGGGGCACTCTCAAAGTGTCGCAAAGTCGGGGCAAGCAATTGGGGAAACTCTACTAAAAAAGCAGAGGGTGGAGTAGTTTCTGCTATTGATAACCCTAAAAGACCTCCAAAGAAAAAATTTGCTCCGGGAGGATTTATTGCGGCTGGGTGTGGCCCTGCTATGCAAGAAAGCAAACGAAAAGTTACAAGGAATTTCTGATGGCAAAGAACTCCCTTCAAGAATGGTTTGGACAAAACGATGGTAAGGGTTGGGTTGACTGTAAGACAGGAAAACCCTGTGGTCGTCAGAAAGGTGAAAAGCGTAAAGGATATCCTGCTTGCAGACCTACGATGGCGCAGTGTACTTCCGCTGCAAAGAAAAAGAAGTCTTCTAAACGTATTAGCTGGAAGAATAAAAAAGCTAATGGTGGATTAATAAGAGTGTTCTAAAGGAGAACTGACATGGCAATGAAGAAAAAAGGTTATCGCGCTGGCGGTAAGATTAAACCTAAAGGTATGAAAGCTGGCGGTAAAGTTATGCCAAAGGGTATGAAAGCTGGCGGTAAAGTTATGCCTAAAGGTATGAAGAACGGGGGCAAGGTCAAGCCAAAGGGTTTTAGTGTTGGTGGACAAGTTTCAGGATTAGGTTTCAAAGGAATCTTCTAAACCACATGTCATACCTACAAAGTAACATACCTTATTTTAAGGCTTGGGTTCGTCGTGAATATACTCATAATCATGAGAAATATCACGGCGAGTTTCTGCATGCTATGGTTGTTGCTGTTACAACAATACCGAATAGGTCTCTTAGTTTTCAGGTAATCTTCACAGGATGTGAAGCTGAAGACCAAGAGGAGGATACGATTCACGGCGGTGCGATGTGGGCTAGAATGCCTATAACTGCCTTGGTCGCAGACATACCTTTAGAAGAATGGCCTGAACCTATGGCGACGCATGATGCCCAGCCTTGGGATTGTTCCTCTCATGATCACTCCGTTTATGTCATGGACAGGGCCACGCCTTGTCCTTGGTTAGCTAAAATAAATGGTGAGATGTTTCCTGCCAAGTATTTATTTACGGTGGACTATACTAATAGTGAAATTGCCGACGATCCAGCGCAACACAAACAAAGCCATGTTTTGCAGTTGTTAGATGCTGGGGAGTGGACGGGTAATATTGTTGCGCTACCAAATAACAGAGTGCGTGTAACGCATCCAGCTTGGTTTGCAATGGGTGAAGGGGCTCCCGACTTTAGACCCTCTCAACATATACACTATTCAAAAAGTGATTTAGACTATACACTAGATGTGAACAGAGTATTTGATAATCTTTATAATGAGGATAATGACGATGGAAAAGAAGAAACCGATACCTGAAGGTCCTAAAGGAAAAGGAATTAAAGCTTTAAAAGAAAAAGCTCCAGAGGTTGCTGCTCGTATGGGCTACAAAAACGGTGGCGCGGTTACGGTAAAAACCAACCAGAAACCACATATGAGTTAAACCATGGCAACTTCAGGATCAAGAGACTTTGAGCTCGATGTAGCGGATATCATTGAAGAAGCATACGAAAGGTGCGGAATAGAGGTTCGTACAGGCTACGATGCAAAGACTGCTCGTAGATCTTTGAACCTTATGTTTGCGGACTGGGCCAACCGTGGTCTGAACTTGTGGACAGTAAAACAGGGTACAATTACACTTACCAAAGGCACGGCCCAACAAACGTTAACATCAGACGTAGTGGATTTGTTAGAAGTAGTTTTACGTCGTGATGGCACAGACTTTGAAATTCAAAAGATTAGCCGAGGAGAGTACCTTACACTACCCGCCAAAACAACAGAAGGTCGTCCAAGCCAAGTGTATTTTGACAGGCAGATTGACCCTGTAATGAATATATGGCCTACTCCAGAAAACTCTACAGATCAATTGATTTATTATTATGTGCAACGAATCGAAGATGCTGATACTCTTACTAATACTACTGATATGCCTTTTCGTTTCTATCCTTGCATGGTGGCTGGACTAGCCTATTACCTATCTATGAAACGAGCGCTAGACAGAACCCAGCTTCTTAAATCTGTATACGAAGAAGAATTTCAACGTGCAGCGGATGAGGATGAGGCGAGAACTCCTTTAAAGTTACAGCCTAGCATACAATATTTGAGGGTATAATGGCTTTTGCGTCTGGTAAAAAAGCATTTGGAATATCAGATAGGTCTGGTTTTCGCTATCGTTTGAGAGACATGAAGAAAGAGTGGAACGGTCTCTTAGTTGGTCCAGATGAGTTTGAAGCAAAGCATCCTCAATTATTTCCTCCAAGAATAGGGCCTGATCCACAGGCGTTACAAAACCCTAGACCTGACACAGGTTTGGATGCACAAAGAGCTTTTCAATATGGTTTTAATCCTGTTGGTTTTAGAGATATACCCGGAATAACTCCAGACAATGCTTTAGTTGCTACGGGTGGCGTGGGCACAGTTGAAATATTCTTTCCTGAAACATTGGGAACTCAATCCCAAGGCCAAGTTGGGACTGTCACGGTTCAAACAGGATTACCTGTAACAACGGTTATATCTGGTTTTCTTTCGCTTAGTCCTTCCGTTGGATCTGTTACCGTATCTACTCCATCGGCAACAGTAAGTGTTTCTGCAACGGGTTCATCTTCCACAGCTTCCGCTGGTTCTGTGACAGCCACAGGAAACGTCACTGTTTATACAGTTACGGTTGCTTCTGGTACAAACTCATACGGTAGCGGTAACAAATACTATATCGGTGGGAATGTGTCTCCGACGTTGAATCTAGCCGAGGGCAGTGTATTCCGATTTGACCAGTCAGATTCTAGCAATAGTAGTCATCCTTTACGTTTTAGCACAACTGCGAACGGAACGTGGAACAGTGGCTCACCGTACACCACGGGAGTTACCACAAACGGAACTCCCGGTAGTTCGGGAGCCTACACACAAATAACGGTGGCATCAGGTGCCCCAACGTTGTATTACTATTGTACCAACCATTCAGGTATGGGAGGCCAAGCGAACACACCATGAGTTTTACATACGATAGTTTAAAACAAGCAATACAGGATTATACGGAAAACTCGGAGACGACTTTCGTAAGCAATCTTCCTATTTTTATTAGAGCCGCTGAAGAGCGCATACTTAAAAATGTGCAATTAAATCTTTTTATGCGGAACCAAATTGGTGCTATGACATTAGGAAATCAGTATCTTGGTGCCCCTAGCGATTTTCTCTCTCCTTTTTCGTTGACCCTAACTGATAACGGAAAAAAAGAGTTTCTTGAATTTAAGGATCTTTCTTTTATTGAGGTCTTCAGTCCTGATGCTACTGCAACAGGAAAACCAAGGTACTATGCCCAGTTTGACGTAGGCAATTTTATCTTAGCCCCTACTCCTGATGCAGCGTATCCTGTTGAGGTTCAGTATATGTTTAGACCCGCCAGTCTTACATCTGGAGCAGGAACAGCTACCTCTTGGTTAAGCGAAAATGCGGAGCTTTCTTTGTTATATGGATCTTTAGTAGAAGCATATATATTTATGAAGGGTGAGCAGGACATTATGGCTCAGTACAATCAGAGGTTTACTGAGGCGTTAACAGGTCTTAAAATGTTGGGAGAAGCCAAAGAAACGACTCAAGACTATAGAGTTGGCAAGGTAATTAGGAATAAAACGTAATGTTTAAATTAAACTTTGACGTACCAGACGATCCTATCGTCACGGTAAAAACAACAAACAATCGAGGATTTACTCCCGATGAAGTTGCAGAACGTTGTGTTGAGAAACTGATAAGCGTGTCGGATACCGCACATCCCGCTATCAGAGATCAGGCAAAAGCGTTCCAAAAGCACATGGAAAAGGTGGTTGCGTTTTATATGCGTGAAGCTATTCGCAGTGACCGCACAACCGTGTATAATGCCCTTAATGATGCGGGGCACCCAGAATTGGCTGATGCAATAAGGAGATTATAACATGGCGATTACTCAGGCAATGTGTACGTCTTTCAAGAAGGAACTTCTTGAGGGCAAGCACAATTTCACAAACGGGCAACATACGTTTAAAATTGCTCTATTCACTTCATCTGCATCTTTAGATGCGGCTACAACTGATTACTCTACTTCCAATGAAGTAAGTGGTACAAACTACACTGCTGGTGGAGGAGCGTTGACTAACGTTACGCCAACTTCAAGTGGTACGACTGCATTTACAGATTTTGCTGATAAGACGTTTTCGAACGCTACTATTACAGCAAACGGTGCAATGATTTATAACACCACAACTGCTGGTGGATCTAACACTACAGATGCTGTGATTATTTTGGCGTTTGGTGGAGATAAGACTTCAACAGCGGGTGACTTTACTATTCAGTTTCCAGCAGCGGATGCGAGTAACGCTATTATCCGTATCGCCTAAACGGTAAAGTCCGATGGCAATAATTTCGGGTTGGGCGCGAGGCACATGGTCCCAAGGGACTTGGGGCGAACCCATTCCAGTTGTTGTTACCGGAGTGGCAGGGACAGGTGCGGTTGGATCTGTTTCTG